CAGAGCTCGACCGGAACGCCGAGCGCGCGGTCGATGACCGGATGTAAGTACGCGTTGCCCGTCAGCTCGCCCCAGAGGACGCGGAGGTCCGTCGCGTCGAAGCCGTTCATGTACGGGTTGACCTTGTTCAGAAGGTCGAGCACCGGGTGCGACTCGGTCACGACCTCGTAGTCGTCTCCGAACTCGGCGGCCTTGCGGAGAACCCGCGCGCTCGGAGCCTGCCGCGCGTCGCCGGCGAGGTACGCCTTCTGCCGGCGCGAGACCGCGCGCGAGCGGAAGAGCTTCTCGCCAGCGCCGTCGGTGCGGACGTAAAGCCGCAGCGGCACCGACGCGACCGCGACGGCGTTCAGGCTTGCCGCCGCGTAGATCCACGAACGGTAGAGCTGCACCGCGTTCCGGTAGTTGAAGTCGGGACGCTTCGCGCCGTCCTGACCGCGCACGACCGACATCGACGTCGTGAGCCACTTCTGGTCGTTGTTGACGGCCTTCTGCTCGACGCCGCCGCCCGTTCGGAATGCCGCCGCAAGTCTTTGGATCAGATTCATCAGATGACCTTCAGGACGAGAGGCTTCCGGCTGCGCCGCGCGAGGACGGCGAGCGCGAGAGCGCAGACGCCGTCGTCGTGCCCGACCGTCGCCTCGTAGCGAACGGTCCTCCCCGAGTATCGGAAGCCGAACGCCTCCAGTTCGCTCCGCAGCCACCCGTCGGGGAACCGGATGTCGCCCGTCTGCACCGCGATCTGTAGCCCTTCCATGAGCTGCTGCTTCGTCTGCGAGGTGAACTTGAAGCCCTCGACGTTGCGGCACACGCGCGAGAGATCCTCGACGATCGGATCGCCGACTCCGGTCGAGTCGATCTGCGCCGGCACGTTCCCGATCATCTTCGCGAGTCGTTCGCGCGTGACCGTCCAGGGCGCCTGCCAGCGTTCGAGCCGGCAGACCGAGCCCGACTTGTCGAGCGCGACGGCGACCGTGTAGTCGCTCGACTTGGCGAGGTCCACGCCCCAGACCTCGGGAGCCGCGACCGACATCGGGCCGAGGCACTGGCGGATCGCGTCGAGTCCGAACGGATTCCCGCCGTCCTCGGCCGGCACGCCCTCGAACTCCTGCGCGAAGACCTCCGGCGGCATGGAGAGGCGCGCGGCCTCGATCTCGGCCGGGTCCATGTGGGGATTCGCGATCGACCCGATGCGGAACGCGCGCCACTGGCCGGTCGTGTCGCCCTCGGCCTGAATGTAGAGGCGATGGAAGTCGCCAGTTCCTTTCGGTGTCCCGAGGAAGAGAGCATGGCCCTTGCGGTCGGCGAGCGTCGCGCGCGCCGCGTTGTTCCACCAGTCGAGGAGCCCGGGCACGAAGCCCGCCTCGTCGACGATGATCTGGTCGTAGAACCGGCTGCGACCGGCGTCAGGGTCTTCGAGGGTCCAGAAGTCGATCGAACCGCCCGTCGCGAGTTCGAGGCGCTTCTCGACCCGGTCGTGCCGCGAGACGAGCGGAGCGAGTGCGCGCTCGAAGTCGCGCACCGGGTCGGCGAGGTACTTGTACGACGGAGCGAACCAGCCGCACTTCTTCGCAAGTATGGCGGATTCGATCCCGATTTGAATGCCGAACGTGGTCTTGCCCCAGCGGCGTCCGATCTCGAGCACGTTGAATCGCGCGAGGTTCCGGTAGACCGTCAGCTGCGACAGGTGCAGGACGGACTCGAGCGCGGGGACGCGGACCTTCACGCCGTGTCGGCGAGGCCGAGCTTCGGCGCGATGCGCTCGATGGTCACGACCTCCTCCGTGACCTTGGTGTCGTTCTTGTCGCGCTGGTCGAGGTACTGCTTGCCGAGCCAGATGAGCATCGTGACGTTGCCTTCCTTTGCCTTCTCGTACTGCCATCGGCGCAGGCTCATCTTCATCTGCTCTCGACCAGACTTCATCTCCTTCGAGAATCGGTTGCGGAGCGTGCGCGCGGTGCACTTGAGGACGGCGGCGATCTCGTCCTGGGTGCATCCGATTCGGGATAGCGCCTCAACCTGAGCGGCGTCGATGTTTGCCTTATGGTTCGGCACGTACCGCCTTCTTTCCGGTCAGGTTCTCCCACCGCTTCACGATGACATCGCAGTACGCGGGAGAGATCTCCATGCCGTAGCACTTGCGTCCCAGTTGCTCGGCGGCGATCAGCGTGGTGCCGGAGCCGCAAAAAGGCTCGTAGACGTTGTCGCCGCTGCGCGAGTATGCCTTGATGAAGAAGGCTGGAAGATCCGGCGGAAACGCCGCCTCATGCGCTATTCCGTTTGGAACCTTTCGTGTGCTGATCTCCAGCACATTGCCCGGCCTCGCAAGTCCCTTGCTTCGGTTTCGTCCTTCCTTTCCGATGCCGATATTCCCACCAGCAGTCTTGCCGCTGTTGGGCACATAGTGGAAAGCGTCGTCCGATTCGACCGCAACGGCGAGCGGGTCAAACGGAAACCCTTTTGACGTGGCAAAGTGGAAAATCGGCTCCCAGTCGTTGCGGAATCTGTCAGGCCATTGTCCAGGCAGACTTCTTTTGTACCAACACAGCTCATCGACAAGCAGCCACGCCCACTTCCGAACATGAGCAATCGCCAAGTCTTTCACGTACAAGTGCCGCTGTCCGTCTTCTGCGTGCTCTTTGATGTTGACGAACCACGACGCGGCTTCCTCGCAGTTCTCGCGGACGTTTGATTGAATCGCCGAAAACCAATCAACGTATTCGTCAGGAGGAATCGGACGAAAGCCGCTGCTTTCGTCGTACTTTCTTTGGCTTGCGTATGGCGGCGAAGTGAACGCCATTGTGACCTTCGCCCCCGCCATCAGCCGCTGCACGTCCTCGGCCTTCGTCGAGTCGCCGCACAGCAGCCGGTGGTCGCCGAGCAGCCACAGGTCGCCCGGCTTCGTGATCGGTTCCGCCGGCGACTCGGGAACCTCGTCCTCCGTCATCTCGTCGGGAGCTAGCAGCGCGTCGATCTCCTTCGCGTCGAAGCCTGTCGAGATCGCGAGATCCTCGTCCTCGATCTGCAACGCCGCAAGCGTCTGCGCGAGCGCGTCCTCGTCCCACTCGGCGAGCTCTGCGGTTCGGTTGTCGGCGATCGCGTAGGCGGTCGCCTCGCTCCCGGCAAGCGTTGAGCGCACCACGGCGATCTCCTTCCAGCCGAGCGCCTTCGCCGCCGCGAGCGTGCCGTTGCCGGCGCGGACGACGCCGTTCGCATCGACCACGATCGGCTTCTGCTGGCCGAATCGCGACAGGCTCGCCTTGATCGTCGCGAGGTTCTTCTCGCCATGCTTGCGGACGTTCGCCGGATCGAAGACCAGCGAGTCGATAGGTACGCGTTCTGTGTTCATCGCCAGACCTGCTTCGCGACCTTGACGGCGAGATCCCGGCTCACGAACTCGGGATGCACCCACCAGTCCTCGATGCCGAGTCCGTTCGTGTCGGCAACCGTGCAGACGTAGTCGTAGCCGCGCGAGACCATCAGGCCGCGCATCCGCTGCATCCGGTACTCGCCGCCCTCGCGGTACGCGTCGTGCTCGACCGACGCGACCCGGAACTTGATCCGATCCATCGGGAGCAGTATCAGCATCGCGAGCGTCAGGTCCGGCGGCTCGAGGTCGAGCGACAGAAAGTCGACGGCACCGTCGCGCACGAGGCCGGCCTCCTCGATCTCGGCGGCCCACGGGACGCGGAATGCGTCGCCGTACGCGATCGACGACCGCTGCGCCCTATGCTCCTCGACGAAGCCCGGGTCCGAGCAGATGCCGCGCCAGCTGCGGACGCGCTCGAGGTAGACCGAGTTCGAGAACCGGACGGGATCGCCCGCGCCGATGTCGAGGAACGTGCCGCCGTCGACGTTGAGAAGGCGGTCGACGAACTCGTCCTGGCGGAACTGGCTCTGGTATTCCATCGCTCACTCTCCTTGATGTTCAGCCGCCGAGAATCTCGTCGGCCCTTGCCCTCGTCAGAAGCCCTATGGAGACAAGATAGTCCATGCCGGCGACCGTCATCGGATCGTCGGCGACTATTTCCTGCGCCGCCTGCGCGAGCTGCTGGAAGTCCGCGACGGCCGGATCGCCTGCAGCCGCTGCGCGGAACGACGGCAGCGGAGGGATCGAACGCCTTGACGGCATTCGCCGGCCGCTCGTCCTGCTCGACCAGCGCGACTACCCTGCGGTTCTCGTCGAGGATCGCCCACCTCATCGGTTCACCTCGCTCTCGAACGCCAGGAAGTCGATGTTCATCACGCGAGCCGTCGTTCCGGCCGACTTGACGATCCCGCAGATGATGCCGGTCGCGCGCGCCGTACCGGTCGGGATGTTCGCCGTGATCGTGTTCGTCAGCGTGCCGTCGATGTAGAACTTGGCCTCGGTGCCGGCGGCGTTGACCTCGATGTCAAAGCGATGCCAGTTGGTATCCGCCGTGATGCCGGTATCCTGGCCGCCGGCCGTCGTCGAGTTGGAGCGCGTATGCGCCTGCCACTTGCCGGAGTTTGTTCCGTGCGTGTAGGTGAATACGATCGAGTCGACTCCGAGCGCGGTGTAGCTGTCGTTGAATCCGAAGAACGCGGTGTAGGTGTTCGTCGCGTCGCTCAGGTTCGGCAGCTTGAACTCGCCGGTTATGCGGCTCGCGATCGTCCCGAAGGTCACCATGTCGATCGTGCTTCCGGAAAGCGCCGCGCGGCCGGTCGTCGTGGTCCCGGTCGTCGCCTGGGCGACTCCGAAATGATCCGCATCCGAGAGGCCCGTCGTCGTGCTCGAGACCGCTGCGGATGTCCCGCTCGCCTGAGATACCCACGGTTGGATGATGACCATCTCGGAATAGACGGTCTGCCGCTTCGCGTAGTTGTATCGCCAGTCGAGGGTCGCCGCGCCTCCGGCTCCCGCGTCGGCAAGGGTGACGTGGTTCCCGGCCGTCAGGACGCGCTCGTTTGTGAGGGTCGCGTCGGCCGCGAGCGTGAGGTACTGCGCGCCGACCGGAGCGTCGGCGGCCGGTGCTGCCCAGGTGTTGTCGCCGCGCAGGAAGTTCGACGCGGACGGAGTTCCGGTCGCCGAGAGCTTCGCGAGAGAGACGACGCCGTTGTCGATCGTCCAGGTCGCGCCGGAGCCCGAGACGGTGATGTCGCCCTTGTCTCCGTCCGAGACGCCGCCAGCGCCGCCGGCAGGCGTCGCCCACTGGCCGTCGCCGCGGAGGAAGGTCGTGTTCGACGGCGTCCCGGTCGCTTTGAGCTTGGCGACCGTCACCGAGTCGTCGGTGATCCCGGCTTCGCGAGGTAGGGTCTTGAAGCTCATGGTCGAACGTCGAAGATCGCGAGGACGCTCGCGTGGTTCCGCGGGAAGTGACCGCTGCCGTAGACCTTCACCGGAGGATTGACGCCTCCGGCGTAGCCGGAGATCGCGCACCACGACGTGCGAGGGTAGCGGACGCGCTCGTCCCAGACCGGCGAGTCGCCGTCGGTCATGCCGCGGAACGCCATCTGGGGGAGACTACCGACGTCCCAAGGCAGGCGCGTCGAGCGCGGAAGCACGGGACCGGAATCTGCCGATCCGTCGAAAGTTCCGTCTGTCCCGCCGCCGGCCGAGTTGCTGTCCCAGAGTGCGGAGGTGCTGCCGTTTCCGGTCGGGCTCGGCTCGCTGAAGTAGTCCGTACCCTGATAGTGGAAGCGCACCTGACGCGCGGTCCCGCTCACGAAGCCGGCGTGGTAGAGGTTGTCGTTCCCGACGTATGTCGCGGCAGGATTGCCGCCGGCGGCCGCGTGGATCGAGACGGCAGGCGCTCCGACCGGAGTCGTCGTATCAGTCTCCTCGTCGGCGAAGAGCGCGCAGTTCGCCATCGTGAGCGACTGACCGGGCCAGACCTTGATGAATCCCTCGGCGTTCGCGCGCGAGTTCGGAGCCATGAGGAACGTGCAGTAGCGGACGTCGTACGCGACGACCGCTGCGGTCTGGCTAGCAGGATCGAGGCCGGGATTCGAGTCGACGAACCAGTCCATCGCCGTGCGCTGGATGAACTGCGAATTGTCGAGGTAGACGTTCCGCGTCGTGAGCTGGAGCGCCCGGGCTCCAGGCGTCGCCGGGAAGGAGAAGTCGGAGCTGACGAGGTTCGAGCGGCACTCGATGACGTAGGTGTTCGTCGAGGCGTTCGTGCTCCCTCCGAGCGCGAAGGTTAGGCAGCTGATCGCCTTGCATCGGTAGATCAGGCCGTTCTTCCAGTCGCCGGAGTACGCGACGTCGCAGGACTGGACCTCGCAGTCCTTATAGGTGACGCGGCCGTACGGGTATGAGGTGCTTTGCCCGTGATTGTAGAAGCCCGTGATCGCGCCGCTCACCGAAGACCAGCCGCTCTTGTATCCCGGCATGATCGCGCGGCACCGCTCGTAAGTCACCGAAAACGTCTGCGGGTCGTTGTAGTACGACACGAACATGGTCGCGCCGTTCATTCCCGACTCGCCCGGGCCGCGCTTGTCCGCGTTGTAGCAGAGCACGTTCCGGATGAATCCAGACGCGACGTAGCAGTTGTGCTTCGATCCGTCGTTGCACTCGCAGTCCTCGAGCAGCGAGTCGCGCTGTAGGACGATCGACCCGTCGTCGTGGGCCTGACGCATCGTGCGGACGCCCTTGATCGTGCAGCCGTCCCGGAGCGCGATTCCGAACGGCCGCACCGTGATGTCGACGGTCGTCGTGCCGGCCGAGGGGGAATTGCTGAGCGGCATGTGGACGCGGATCTCTCCGGTCGGCGTGTAGTTCGGCGCGCCGCTGTTCGCGACCCAGTACGTTCCCGGAGTGTTTATCGTCGAGCTCGAGCTCTGGAGGAGCTGCACGCCGTCGACGTAGACGCCGATATGGATCTTGCCGGCATACGCCGCGTTCTGGAGAACGGCAAGCAGGCCGGCCGAGAGAGTCGTGGTGTAGTACGAAAACGCGCCGACCTGAGTCCAGGTCCAGACCTTCGCGTCGTCGGAAGCGTCGATCGTCGGGAGGTCGCCGGCACCGTATGCGCCGATCGTGATGTCGTCGAGCGTCGTATCGACGATTGCCTCGCGCCATCTGTCGCCGCGCTTGAGGAGGATCTCGTCGCCGGCGGTCACGACCGAGAGCGCCTGCGCGAGAGTCGCGAAGGGAGCGGTCGGCGTCTTGCCTTCGTTCGAGTCGCTGCCGCTCGTCGAGACGAACCACTGGCGCGGACCGCTCTGCACGACGAGCGCGTCGGCTCCCACCGTGACGAGGGTCGGCGTCTCGCTGATTACCACGCTGCTCATCGCGTCACCTCTCCTGAGATCGTGACCGTGCCCATCAGGACGCGATGCACGTCTGTTCCGTCCACGAGCTCGAGGTCGTAGACCGCGACCACGTCACCGGGAAGCGCGGTAGTCTGCGTCGCCGTGAGCGCGAGCGTGACGAGCCCGGTCGAGTTGATCGACGGCGTCAGGCTGAGGAGCGTCGTGGCCGTCTCGATGCTCGAGCGGACCTGCATCCGCGCAGACCATCCGGAGGTCGCCAGCGGATCGCCGTTCGCGTCGTTGAACTGAAAGACGCGATCGAAGGTCGCGCCCTGGTAGATCGTGAAGTTGTACGTCGCCGGCGAGATCAAGCCTTCGGCCCGTCCTTCTCCTTCGCGCTCTCGATCATCCCGAGGATCGTCGCCTTCGCCTTCTCGATGCCGGCGTTGTAGGAGTCTTCCTTCTCCTTGGCGACGCGCTTGTCCTCGCCCGGTCGCTTGAGGAAGAGTCCGGTCAGGAGCGAGAGGCCTCCGACTAGGAACGCGCCGCCCGGAAGCGTGGGGGCGACCTCGTTCACCGTGGCGATGCCGAGATCGACGACCGACGCCAGCACGGCGTGGCGCTCGTTCGCCGCGTCGATGGACGCCTCGAGCTGCCGGGTCGCCGTGTCCACGAACCGCTGCCAGTCCTCGACAACGCGGTCGGCGTCCGCGAGCGTGTACTCGCGCGGCTCGACGCCGGGAGCTGGGAACGCGCCGGCCGGGTCGATCGACTGGGAGACCGCCGGCGGCACGTCGAGATCGACCATCTTGCGAAGGTCGCAGCCGGAGAGGATTGCGAGCCCGAGCGCGACGACGAGCGTCAGCACGACGAGCGAGACCGCGACGCGATTCTGCTTGATGAGGTCGGTCATAGGAGAGAGGTCTTCGGATTTGCGATCGCGTACCACGACGAGGTCACGCTTCCGGCCTTCACGTAGATCTTGGACAGATCGACCACGCCCATGTCGAACCAGCTGCCGCCGGAGTCGCTGCCGTTGATGAAGATAAACTCGTTCGTGTTCGACGTGCTCGTCACGAGATCGCCGTTGCCGCCGATGAAGCGGATCTTCAGCGACGCGAACTGTGGCGTCGAGCCGAAGATCTGGGAGTAGGTCGTTGTCTGGTTCGCGGTCCTGAACAGCTGGCTCATTTAGTCGTCCTCCTCGTCCTCGTCCTCTTCCTCATCCTTCTCATCGGCATCCTCGATCTCGTCGATGCGGTCGCGGACCCAGCGCATGAGTCCCTGCACGGTCAGCTGGTTTCCGAGCGAGACCGAGTGGATCGTGGTTCTTCGCTTGCGCTGCTTCGTCCAGACGAATAGCACCGCGTCCGCTCCGACGGTCTCGATCGCCTCGCGACCCATCTGCACCATGCAGGCGGCCTCGATCTCGCTCGGGTCGAGATGCCCGTCCTTTCGCTTTCGCGCCTTGTCGGGCTTCTCGTCGTTCATCGCGCCGGCTCCACGTTGTAGCGGACCTTGTACGAGTTCCCGTCCTTCTCGCTCCAGACCTTGAGCCACCACGCCCCGAGCGACTGAGGCATGAAGCCCTTCTCGACGGCCCAGCCCTCGCCGGCCATCGTGTCCTCCTTGTACCCGGGCGAGCGGATGTGGATCTGCTCGTCGCGGTAGATCCGGTCGGACTCGTTCAGCCGCTGCCGCGCGATGGAGAGATAGAAGTCGGTGTGGGTGTGGCCGCTCCAGACGATGTTCGCGTCCGGCCACGCAAGGCCCATGCGGTTCGTCTGGATCGTGCCGCGGGTGACGGGAGCCGCGCCGCCGTAGCCGTGGTGATACGCGAGCGCGATCTTCCCGACGCGCGAGACGGTGTTCGCCATGCGCCGCCGGACTTGGATCGAGATCCAGCCCTGATAGCGGCCGATCGTCAGGTGCGGCGCCTTCGGCTTGAGGAGCGCGTAGAGGCGTTCCGTCAGGTGCGTGTCGTTGTGCTTTGCGACCGAGGTCTCGTGGTTCCCCGGGCTCATCAGGAACCATCGCGCCATGTACGGGCCGTATCGCTCGGCCGCGACCTCGACGAGCCGGTCGAGGTACTGCCCATGCCGGTACTCCTCGCGGAGCGCCGAGCGGTCCTGCCGCTTGTCGTAGCGCCCCTGCATACAGTCGAAGAGGTCGCCGATGTCGGCGATCCACGCCTTGCGCTCGAGCGCCTCGCGTAGGTGCTTCTCCTCGAGCTCCCGGTGCGAGCCGACCGCGTCATGGTGCGCGTCGGAACGGAGCAGGAACCACGTCGGCTCGTTGCCGACGAGCTCTAGATCGACCTTCACGACGCCGCGGTCGGGCGTCTTCACGTCTCCCATGTCTCACCGTCCTTCGTCTTTCCTCCTGGCGATGTCGAGAGTGATCGCCTGAAGGCTGTTTCGGATCTCGTGGATGTGGTGCTCGTGGCGCGCGAGCGCCTCGTCGATGCGCTTGTTCTCGCCGCCGATCCGCTCCTCGATCTTCGCGAGACGGGACGAGATCGAGAAGAAGGCGGCGAAGAGCGGACCGAGCACGACCGTCATCGGGACGGCGATCTTGAGAAAGTCCTCGAAGCTCACGGCATTTCCCCCACGCGGCAGATGCGGACTGCGAGGTCGCGCACATGGTTGAGATCGACGAGCGCGAGGAAGCGGCGCTCGCCGTCCTCGCGGAGCAGGACAACGGGGATCGCCTTGCCTGCGGCGTCCTCCTCGGCCTGCTCGTAGAACCTGAAGCACGAATGGGCCGCCCGGGCCTTGACCTCGAAGTGCACGCCTTCGATGGTCGTGGTGAGGTCGGCGTCGCCGGCTCGCCCGCAGAACTGGACGGAGCGTCGCGCCTCGCACGCGAGCGCGTCGGCGACTGCCGCGGCGGCCTCGCGCTCGACGCGCTTGCCCTTCTGTCTGGATAGCGAACCCATGCGCGCCTTTGATCGGCGCATCCGGTTTCCGCCTCCATCGCTCGATTCCGGCTTCGTTCCGCTCCCGTCGCTCTTTTACTGTGCGGAAACATCCATAAGCAAAAAGAACGCCGCCCGTCCGATCGGCTCAGACGGGCGGCGCAAATGGGGGGACTCACTCTCTGCCGGGAGCGTAGTGGGTCGGCAAGTGCCAGTCAAGACCGTTGGCGCTCTGCTCCGGACCGACGCACGTCCACCGGACGTTCTCTGCGCCGAGCCGGCGGAGGTAGGCGGCGAGTTCCTTCGCGACGTTCTTCGTGAGCTCCTTGGGGTTCGTGACGATCCGCGTCGCGTGGATCGGACCGCGCGTGGGGTGTGTTCCCCGGCACCGGACGATCCTCATAGACCGCACCTTTCCGCGATCCAGAGGATCAGGATTGCCCAGAGCCAGGTGCATCCGGCGACGGAAAAGGCGAGGAAGGACCACCCGACGTACCAGTAGACGAGGTCGAGGAGTTCGTCTCGGACGTTGAGTTCCTTGGGTTCGTAGTCCTGTGGCATTCGTTCCTCTCTCTGATTCGCCGGATGGCGTCCGTGACGGCGGCTTGGCTGACGCCGAGCCATCGAGCGACCTCGGTCTTCGTGAGTCCGTCGCAGATGAGGCGGACCATCCTTAGTTGTCCCGGCGTCAAGTCCCAGCCATCGAGGTAGTCGTCTGCATGATGAGGCGGATCGCGGGTGGCGAGGTCGGATGGGATCTCTTGGAACTTGCGCCGGAGCGATTCTCCGGTCCGAGCGCGTCGGCCCCGTTCCTTCCGGTATGCGTCGATGACGTCGAGCCTGACGCGATGGACGCACCACGCGGGAGAGAAGAGCGAATGCATCGCGATGTCGTGGGGCTCGCGGCCGTCGATGGAGTTGCGCCCGAGCCGGCGGAACTCTCGTTCCGCGGCCCATAGCGCGATCCTGTAGCGGTCGAGCGGTCCCGGCAGCACGGACTAGGCATCGGCTGAGTCCCGGTGGGAGCGTATTTCGGGCGGGTGCTCGGCGGCGCGTGCGGCGTGCAGCTGTGTGCCGGCGATCCAGAGGTCGCGTTGTTCGCGGAGCCGGTGGACCTCGTCGCGCAGCCGCTCGATCTGATCGGCGGCTTCGCTTAGTTCTGGAAGCAACTCGACCGGGTATTCCCTGCCGCGCTTGCGTATTTCCTTACGCAGCCGCGCCACGATGTCTTCGCTCATCGTTCCTCCTTGAAGCAGTCCCAGCCTTGCTCTTTGGCGACATCGCGAGGATCAAGCGGCTTTGCGAGGTCGCATACCATCTCCGGATTCGCCAGGATGTTGCATAGCCACCTGCGAACCGCATCGCGCTCGCGCCTGGTTTGTGCGACTTGCTCGCGTAGCTCTGCGTCGTAGCTACGTAGGTTTGCGACCCTCTCCTCTCCGGAAAGCCTGAGCTGCTCAATCTCTGCCTGCGCCTGATTGAGCACATGATGAGCGACGGCGGCGGCGACTCTCAGGACGAGCGGGTCGCTCGTATCGCTGACGGTCTTCCAGTCCGCGAGGAGATGGTCGATCCGTTCCGAGACGGTCATCGCGTCCCATTTCTTTCCGAATCCGTTCTTCATGGTGTCTCCGGATAAAGCATAAGTTCGTCTCCCTCGATGATCCTCACTTCGAAGTCCTCGCGATCGAGCTTCGGGATTATGTATGCGAGATCCGCCTTCTCATCGAGGAAGTTCCAGACCATCACTCTCCCGATCCAGATCTCGAGCTTGATTCTCTCCTGCGTGTCGTGATCGAAGAACTCCCGAGTAAACCGGAACGCCTCGCGCGTGTATTGCCCGGAATGCCCGAAGACCTCGACGCTCATGGAAGGCGTTTGCAGCTTCTTTCCGTCGAGCGGACCGCCTATGTAGAGAAGCGGCTTCACGGCTTGTCCGACCTGACGAGAGGGATCGCGCAGACGATGGCCTCGCGGATGCGGTCGAGCTCCTCCCAGTCGAACCAGATGTCCTTGCCGTTGTAGTCGGCGTCGCGATGGTCGATCAGCTCGAGCGCCTTGTGCAACCTGGCGACGGTTCGCGCGCGTTCGTTCTCATCCATTGCGGTCTCCTCCCCAGGCTTCCATGCCCGCGGCGACCATGCTTGCGATGAACGCGATCTCCTCGAGGCTGAAGCGGATCGAGACGACCGGGTTGCTCTGGCCGGTGTCGACGTTGTGCGACTCGACGTCGACGAAAACGACGGACGGCGTCTCACACGCGTCGTAGTGGACGCTGGTCCGCGTCCAGGTTCCCTCGTTCTCCGGCGTCACGACTTCGGCCGGCTCGACGACCTCTCCCATCCGGATCGTGACCGATCCCTCGCTCATCGTCCTAGGCATCGCTGTCTCCTTGCGGCTCCTGCCGCTACTTGGTGTCTCGTTCGTCGGCGAACTTCTGCGACATCTCGCCGATGTCGCGGAACCCGCGCTCGGCTCCTTCGAGGATCTCGCGGTGCGCGTTCGCCAGCGCGTCGCGGATTCCGTCGTACGACCTAACCCAGACGAGGACGGTGAGAGCGACGCGCAGCTCGTCGCCGTCCCGGAATCTGATCGGATGTTCTTCCTGCCGTCGTCGTACGACCGGGAGATCCCGCCGTACTCGTCCACGTTCTCAATGCTGTCCATCGCCTCAGCCCTCCCTCTCGACGTCGATCCTGACGTCCTTCGGAAACTTCATCGCGATCCGGTTCTCCTCGAGGACGCGGATCGTCGCGAATGTCTCGCCCTCGCGCGCGAAGACGATCCGATCGCCTTCGCGGAGCTCGCGCACGAGCCCAAGTCCCTCTTTGGTGCTGCTCATGGAGTGGTCTCCTTGGCCCCTTGTCGGGCCGCCGGCGGGAGCGGAGACCCGCCGGCGACCCGGTGGCAAGGGGAGACAAGCGGCGCTTCCGTGCGCGGGCCTTGCTCGGGGAATGATAGCGGATTGCCGCCCGTCTCGGTGCAGTGCGCGACGATCCAGCGGATCGCCATGATCTCGTGCTCGTCGACCGGCACGGACCGAATCGCGAGGGAGATGAGGCCGCGGCGCGTGTTTCGAGATAGGTACGGTCCGCGTTCGTTCACTTGATGCTGATCCTGTTGGCGCGTTCCATCAGGATCGCGAAGGGGAGGGACTGGCCGGCTTCGAGCGCGGCGCGGATCTTCTCCTTGTCGGGCTCGGTCTTGATCTGGAGGAAGTCCGCCGGCACTTCGCCGTGAATGTCGAGCGGCCGCTTGCCGCCGTTCCTCGCCAGGGCGATTCGATATCGCGGCGTCTCGACTGGCCGGAGGTTGCGCGACTCGAAGACGAACTGGAGCCGGCGGCGCAGGGCGTCGGCGGATGCGGCGTCGGTCTTCGCGCGCTTCGCGAGACGCGCGGCCTCGACCGAGCGCATCTCCGCGCGCGCCTCCCATTCGGTGATGAGCGCGGCGTAGGAGTCGAGCTTGGCCTCGAGGTCGCCCTCGAGGTCGGTTTCCCACTGGGAGAGGATGGACTCGATCTGCGGGTCGGACAGGTCGCCGCCGTTCTCGGCGAGGATGTCGTCGAGTGCGCGGACGTCGTCCGTGATGTCGAGAAGGGTTCGATAGGGCTTGTCTGCCATGAGTTCCTCCTTGGAACTGTGTTGAATATACCGCCGATTCCCGCGCCGTCATTTCGAGGCGCTCTCCGTTTCTATCCGGCGCGGGAACCGGCGTCCGGCGGCATCTGCCGCACCGCGGTCGGAACATCCGGCCGCGGAGTACCCAGGCTCAGTTGATGGCGGCCTCGACCGCGTTTGCGTACTTGACGGTCGCGGCCTTCTTGTGGCCGCGCGGCCCGCCGTTGTGGATGCGCGCGACCGTTCGCACGTTCCAGTCCGGCGCGTAGCGGGTGAGGTAGGCGAGGACGATCTGCTCGGCGACGGCCTGGTCGCGGACGGACTGGTATCCGAGCGCGCGGAGGTCGGGCCGGCGCTCGGTCGCGTCGAGCCAGTAGGAGTAGTGGATCTGGAACGGGCCGAGGGCGCGACCGCCGTCGCCGACGGCGTTCGCCGGGTCGGCCTCGCCGCCGGTCTCGACGGCGCGGATCGCGTCGAGGATCGGGTCGGTGTCGAGTCCTGCCGGCGGCGGGACGAGGAGCGCGAGCGAGAGGAGGAGCGCGTTCAACGGCGGCCTCCGATCCGGATGCGAGCGTCGCGGAGGTCGGAGAGCGCGCGGCGTCCGGCGCGCTGGAGCTGCTTGAGCTCGCCGTAGTTGCCGGCATGGAACGACGCGGAGCGGACGCGCTGGCCGACCATCTGAGGCGAGGTCGAGCGCAAGATCCATTCGATGAGGTTCGAGAGGTCGCGGCTCACGCGGCACCTCCTTCCGCGCGGAACGCGTCGTAGAGTTCGCTGGCGAGGCGCTCGAACGATCCAGCGCCGCACACCGCGTCGACTGCCTGCGGGACCGTCTTGCCCGACTCGACCTCGCGGATGATGAGGTCGCTGATAAGGGCGTTCTTTAGATGGCTCATGCTGCTGTCTCCTTCTGCGGCGTCTTGCCGCGGTTGAATCAGGATAGCAGTATGTCGGCGCTCGTCAACCCGTTTCGCCACCAAATCCAAAGATTCGCCGCGAATCGTGTTATCGGTACTTAGAACGGGATCTCATCGAGATCGACGGCCGGCACGGGCTCGGCCGCGGAAGCCCGGGAAACCGGGTTTCCTGCCCCGCTGAGGCGCTCCGAGGCGTCGGCAGCCCGAACGGACGCCGAACGCGCGGCGGTCTCTGGGAGCCCTGCCGGCGGCCCCATGCGCCCGTAGAACTCGGCGACCGGAATCTCGAGCCCGTCGATGTCGCGGATCGGTACGCCGGCGATCAGGTCCGACACCGCAAGCAGCGCGGAGTGCGGCCAGCGGTCGAGCGGCTCGGCGACGGGGATTCGCCAGCCGCGGTTCCCGAGCCACGTCACCGCGGCGCGGCGCTCGTCGACCGACGCGGCCGCGATCGTTGAGCGGCACCGCTCCCAGCTGCGCTCGGCCTGGATGCGGGCGAGTTCCTTCTCGACCCGCTCCGACTCGATGTTCCTCTTCCTCTTCTGCTCGCTGGTCCACTCCTGATCGCCGGGAGCCTTCGCGTCGACGTGCTTGCGAAAGACCCCGTAGATGAACCGCGCGCGGTCGCTTCCGTTCTCCGCGGCGTACGAGTGGAGCGCCGCCATCGCGAGCGACGGGCGCAGCTGCATGATGAGCGGCTTCGAGACCTCCCACGCCGTCTCGTCCCATTCGCCGCGGAAATGCCGCCGAGCCTCCGCGATGAAACGCTGGAAGTCCTCGGGCTCCATCCTGAATCCGTTCATGCTCGTCTCCTTCTGCTGCGTCGTGCAGCGGTCCGCATCGTAGCGATCGGCTCGCGACCGCGCACGCGTTGAAAAACGCGCGCCCTAACAACTGCGATGAGGGAAACTTGTCGCAGCCATGTCGATCACCCATCGCTCAACCGAGTCGACGCATCGAGCGCGAGGACCACGAAGGAGAGGAGCAGAGGAGTTGAGCGTCAGGAGGAACCGGGAAACGCGAACGACATCCGGATACCAGGGGTGACTGGGGGGGGTTGTAGGGGGGGGGAGGCGGTCGCGTCAAGGGGAAAAATGGTCGGATTTTCCAAGAGCGAAGAAGTGGAAGTTTATCTTCCACTTTCTTCACTCCGTCCCGACTCCGTCCCGACTCCGTGCCGACTTCGACCAAGTCCCGTTTGAGTCCCTCCGAGTCCCTCCGAGTCCCGTCAAATCCCGCGCGGCAAAAACGACACCGGCCGCACTGGGCGGCCGGCATCGCATCAAGGGGAAAGAAGTCCGTAACAGTGTTCCTTACCGCGTCGCGCTTCCCCGGAACACGAGCAGCATCCGCACCGCGCGCTGGTTCAAGTCGAACCGCAGGTGCGGATCGACGCCCTCCCAGAGCTCGCGGTGCCGAGCGACCGTCGACGGCGCGAGCCCGAGCGCCTTCCCGAGCGCCACGAGCCGCGGCGCAAGGTGCTGCGGCCTCAGATCGTACACGAGCCCGACCTCGATGATCCGCCGCACCTTCCGCGGCACATCCGGCGAGTTCCTCAGGTAGCCGGCGACCGGAAGGATCTCCTCGAGGTCGTACGGCCGGAAGATCGCCGGGTCTTCCTGCTCGATCCCGAGCTGGGCGCGGACCGAGGCGACGCCGGGTTCGATGATCCGCTCACCCATGCTTCGCCTCCTTCACGACCTCGAGCAGCCGGAACGCGCGGCCCTCGTCGCGGACGCGGACCCGCGTCGGGAGACCGAAGGCGGCATTCGCCTCGACCATCGTCTGGTGCGCCGGATCGAAGATCGCGAGCGGCTTGTCGATGGTCTTGCTCGTCGCCTTCCAGACACGCTTGCCGCCCTTGTCGATCGCCTCAAAATCCACGTCGCAGCCGACCTCGACCTCGCGCTCGACCGGACCGTTCCCCGGCCCGAGCAAGTCCTCGATTGCGGCCTTGCGCGCCGCCGGCGTCACGGATGCCGTCACGGCCTCAACCGCCGGCGCTGCGGCAGCCGGAGCCTCGACGACCGCCTCGACCACGGCCGGCTCAGGGAGCGCCTTGGCGGGCTTTCTCGCCGGCTTGGCGGCCTCGATCGCCGGGATATCCGCGTCGGCCTGTGCCATCTCCTCGGCCGAGTAGAGGCCGGAGAGTTCCGCCGGGAATCCCTTGCGAAGCGCCAGCATCTCCGCGCACTTCGCGAGCATGAGCGCCGGCATCCGACCCCACATCCCGGTCGGCCGTCCGTCCTTCCCGACCGGGCAGTATTCCCGCCAGAGCGCGACCGCGACGCACGGCTCGCGGAAGCCGCGCCGGAAGACGCCGACCGCGGCCGCCGACGGCGGCTCGTCCGAAAGCCAGACCGGCTTCCAGACGCCGTCCGCGCCGCACCAGCGCGGCTCAATCTGGCCCTCATACTCCTTGGAACGCTGCGCGGTCAACCGCGCGCCGTCGATCGAGATCTGGACCTGAAAGGTCTCCCGGCCCGCCTTCTTGTCCCACCGCGGCACGAGGTAGATCTGCCGCGTGAACGGGTCGAGGCCCGTCTTCTCGCAGACCGCGAGGAAGAGCTCGAGCTCGTTCGGGCTCGCGCCCTTCGCGATCGTCGCGATGATGAGATCGCGCTTGGCCCGGATCGACTCGGGCTCCTGCCCCACCTTGACCATATCTGTCATTGCTTTCTCACTTTCTTCGGCTCTTGCCGAAATCGAAAGGTAGCATACGAAAATGGAAAAGGGAAGGCAAGCCCTACCGGAAAAACTGAGAGCGGTGCGAGTGCAGAAGCACGTCACGGCCGTCCTGCGGATCGCTCGAAGGGTGCGCGACGGCGACGGGTTCCGGCGGCGAGACGCCGCCCGAAGCCTCGGGTTCGCCTCGATCTCGTGGGAGACCTGGGATCTCTACACGATGGCCGTCGACCTGGCCGATGACGAGGAACTCCGGCTCCTCGTCTCGCAGGCGCGGCAGACCGTGCTCGGCGAACTCACGAAATGAGCGCGTCGTCGATCGTCTCGGTGCCGCCCGACTGGCTCGGAAGCGCAAGGCCCAGTTCGTTCATCCGGAAGAGACGGTCGAAGGACGTGTTGAACGCGCCTTCGCCGTTGTTCGTCCAGTTCACGCGCACGTTGTCGTCGGCGTCCCAGTCGCTCGAGCCGGCGACGATACCGAAGTAGGGGCCGCCGTTTCCGAGCTGCGTCATCTCGGCGACCGTCACCTCGTCGATGTACATCGCCGCGGTCGCGATCCCGACCGTGCATTCCACCGAGAGGTAGACCGTCGTCGGCACGATGCGCGGCGAGAAGACCGTCGCGGTAGTGACTCCCCAGCTCGTCGAGATCGCGCCATGCCCGACCGTGATCGCCATGAGGCCGCCGCTCAGGACGTTGCCCGAGCCGTCCTTGAGCGAGATCCGCAGCGTGCCGGTCGCGCCGACGTCCTTCTTCAGCGCGACCGAGATCATGTACGGCCGATCCGGCACGAGCTTTCCGACCGTTCCGCTCGAGGTGCCGAGCTGCTGCCGGATCTCCCACGTCGTACTCGTGGCCGCCGCCTTGACCGACTTCGCGCCGCGCCAGTAGGTGCCGGTCTCCGTGAGGAAGTCGGTGCCTGCGGTTCCGCTCGTGACCGTGAAGAGGAGCGGAACGTTCGAGGTCTGGTCCTCGAAGTCGGAGTTCGAGAGGATGTTCTGGCCGCGCGGGCCGGCGTCGACGTGGCCGGAGACGCACGTCATCCGAACGCGCTTGCCGCTGCCGGCCGGGAAGCGGTAGTCCAGCTCGTCAAATGCGGGCTGACCGCGGATCTCGAAGGCCTCGGAGCCGCTCGCGATTGACCCGTCTTGCGCGTCCTGGATGCAGCGGACGTCGATGAGCTCCGTCCGGCAGTTCGGCCAGACCGAGGTGTTTGAGAGCAGGATGTTCGGACACTCGGAGAAGGTCGCGAGGACGCCGTTTCCGTTGTTCGACGCGCCGTAGGAAATCACGCCCTTCGAGTTCGTCGTCTCGTCGACGCTCTCCGCGTCGGCCGACATCTCGCGGATGAGCCAGACGAGTGCGTCGCGCACCGTCCGATTCTCCATCGCGTTCCGAGTCGAGGTCTTCGCGTCGGCGTAGCACATCTCGATCAGCGTCTTTTCCGCCGACATCCGGATGTCGTTGAGGATGCCTCCGGTCTGCGCGATCCGTGCCTCGAGGTTCCCGACGAGCTGCTCGATCATGTAGGAGTCGGCCGACGAGTAGACGCTCTGGACGTCGGCGAGCTCCGTCTTGAGGTTGTTCTGGTGGGTGCGGACGGCGTCCATCATGCCGACGAGCTTGCCAAGCCGGGTAAATAGACCATTTGCGCCGTCGTAGGTAATCGCCATCTCAGACTCCTTGATCGGTGAAGGGGAGCGCCTTGTTCAGCGCGGCGCGGCGCTCGGCGCATCCGCACGGCTTGCCGGTCGCCTTCTCTACGACGCGCGCGACCGTCGCGACCCCGGTCGCTTCGGCGACCTTTGCGACGACGTCGCCCATGCCTCGGAGCCGGCCTCGATACTCGACGCAGGCGCCGCATCGCTCGGCCGTCGTCTCGCCTCCGACGCGAGGATGCAGGCACCTTCCGGATCGGTCGAAGAAGCAGCTCATAAGACGGTGATCGTCGTGGTCCAGTTTTTACGCACGGTGAACTGGCCGCACGAGAATACGACCGGGTACGGGAACGGACCGATCGCGTCGCACGGAACAACTCCGCATGTGATGCCGAACGGGTTCTCCGGAGTGACCGCTCCGAAGTCGCCGCAGAACCACGTCGCGTCGGTCAGGTTCGTGTCTCCCGCCTCGATCGTTTGAAAGGCGGTGTCGCAGGTCCATGTCGATTGCGTCAGGCAGCCGGGTGAGCTCCGAGGCTCACCAAGGCCATTGTCGATTCCACGCGTCCAAAGAGGAGACACGAAGATCTCCGTCTCGTACGACTCGGAGAAGCAGCCATTGTCCGGATTCGTGATCTCAAACAGAATGCCCGTGTCGATCGGGTTGCGGTTGAAGACGATCTTGCCGCCCTTTGTCCCGGTGATCGGATGCAATGCGCCCGCCGGACATCCCTCCGTGCAGATGATGTCGATGTCGCCCGGGAGCACTCCGATGGCTCCGGAGTAGCTTGCGATCCGCGAGAGCGTTCGCTGGTCGATCCCGGAAGAGCACGGACAGAATGTCGAGAATAGGCAGTCGTCCGGATATACGACCGTCGCAGCCGCCGGAGCACCGTAATAAAAACGTTCCTCGGTGATTGTGCAGCTTCCGAAGCTGCTTCGCATAAGCGTCGAGGTCTGACCGTTGACAGTCACGACCGTCCGGATCATCGGAGCGGTCGTATCAGTTTCGATGACGATCGTCTCGAGGACGACGTCATTGAATCGACGCTCCTCCTCGTATCTGATCTTGATCGAAAGCGATGCCGTCTGCGGCAGGCAGGACTCCCAGCCGGCGCAGAAGTTGTCCGGCGGATCAACGCCGCAGCAGCACTGCGCCGCAAAAAGGAGGTCCGCGCTCATCCTTCCTCGCCGTAGACCGTGATGACGACGTGCGCTCCCGTGCTGCTCGAAGCCATGATCGTGTCGCCGGCGAGCAGATACTTCGGAGCGTCGTCGATGAGGACCGTGTTCTTCGGAACGCTGACTTGGTAGTACATCGCGTTCGATGTCGTGGCCGTCTCGCCAGGGGCGAGATGGTGGATGGTGATGTCCGTCACGCCGCTGTGGACGTTGCTCACATAGATCGCGTCGATCCTGCAAGCCTTGTTTGCGGGACACTGGTATATCCGCAAAGCAGTCGTAGACGGACTCACTTGCGCAAGACGACGCCGCGGAGCGGATGTCCTCGAGAACTCGTTGTAGCTCATGGGGCGCACTCGATCCGGTAGCCGTTCGGCACCGAGAAGAACCTGACTCCGTCGGACGATGTCGAGACCATCACGACCACGTTGTTCTGGATCGGCTGACGTTCTGGAAGGAGAAGCAGATTCCCGATGATCCGCGATCCGACGCCGTAGACGCCTGACGCATCCGGGACATTCTCCGCTCCGTTACGGGCGCTGAAGGTCTGCGCGTTCGGCTTCTGAATCCAGAAGCCGCCCTGCCGGATCGCCTCCTTGCAGTTGTAGAGCCACTGGCCGCTTCCCTCCGACGTGGACCCGAGCACGATCGCAGGGATCGCGCCGCCGCCGCCGGCGACCGCGAGAGGAACGTAGTAGAGCTGCCCGGTCGATGAGTAGGCGCTGGCGATCGCGACGTTGTCGCCGATGGCGAGAGTGACCAGACCGAGCCCGACGATCGGGTTGGCGTACTGGTTAGTGCCTTCGGCCGAGCTGCGTCCGTTCGCGCGCGTCTGATACGTCGTACCGGAGACGCGCTCGATCTCCTCCCACGAGTAGTCGTCGCCCTGCTTGCCGGTGATCCGGGCCAGCACGATCCGACGCCGAGCCATTTGCTCCTCGAGCTTCTGGTCGGTCGCCTTGCGAAGCTGGTCGATCGCCTCGAAAGCCTCGTTCAGATCGCGGAAGGTCAGGCGACCGACCGCGCCGGCTGTGAATCGCGGGAGCGTCATTCAGTCCTGGAGGATGTAGTACTGGAGGTTGACGGCTGCGGTGTTCGCGCGCGCCGTCGGCGCGTTCGTGCCGAGCCGGCCGACCGCGACCTCGCCCGCCTTGAGCTTGATGAACGCCGCGAAGTTGGTGCCGGTTCCCGTGCCGATGTCGACGTAGTTCGTCGGACCGAGGTTCCGGAAGTAGGCGTAGCCGGCGGTCGTGACGTCGCCCATCGTGATCGTCTCGGGACTGGTCCCGATGTTCTGAGCGCCGCCGGTCGCGTTGCTGCCCGTCATGTCGAAGGTCAGAACGCCCGGATACTCGGTGTGGTTGAGGAAGCTCTTCTGCACCGAGAGCTTCGTCTGCACGGTGATCTCGTTCGCCATTAGAAGTTCTCGCTGAGGATGTTGAAGTCGTAGCCGTCCGGGAAAGGCTGCACGAAGCGCACGTCTTCGGCGCGCCAGACGCCGTTGATGAGCACCTTTTTCGGCTCGCCTTCCTGATTCTTGAGCGGCACTTGGAGAAGGTGATAGACCTCGTCCTGAGCGAAGCGGTGCTGGATCTGGAACTTGTTGACCGCGATGCGCGTCGCCGTCGCTCCCTGATATAGAACCTGACCGATCGGCGCGCCTTGGAAGACCGCCGTGTTCCGCTTTCCGCGCGCCGCGCGGATCTTCAGGCTGCGATCCGGGAATGTGGACGCCGCGACGACCTCGGTGATGATGAGCTCCGAGAGACGCTGAAGCTTTGAGACCGGGCTTCCCGACGCGTCAACCGGCGTCCCGCCGATGTCGTTTGCAGTCGGGTTCCCGTTCGTCGGAACGTTCGGACTGAGCCGGTAGATGTCGCGGAACTCGGCCTTGTAGTCGATCGTGATCTCGGTGTAGCCTTCCTCGTTTGGCTGCGACTCTCCGGGCTCGACGTTCTCGTAGGAGAACTGGACCCGCCACGCCTTCTCGGAGTCCTCGATCAGCGAGATGTCAAAGTTGACCGCGTAGACGTCAACCTCGCCCGGGAACACGTCGCCGATCTGAGGAAGGTTCGTCGAGTCGAAGTACGCGCGGACGGCCGCCGGCGTCGTGAGCGGCGCGGCGTCGTCGTAGACGACGAACGTCCGGCTCGCGGACACCCGGCCCGTCGACTGCGAGAAGTTGCGCGTGTCGCGCTGCTCGATGACTGTGATCGCCATTACGAGAAGCCTCCGGCGATGCTGGCCTTGCGGTTGAGTTCCGTGATCTGCTTCACGATCGCCTCGTCGTTCTTTCGCTTCTGCTGGTCCGGGTACGCGTCGAAGGTGAACTGTCCGAGCGCAGTCTGCGCGCTCGAGATGCCGGCCGCACCCTGCGTCATCCGCTGATCGAGCAAGCCGACGATCTCCTGTCGAATCTCGGCCTCGGCTTTCGCTTGCTTCTCTGCGGCGTTGAGCGCGTCCTTTGCGGCCTTCTCGTCGATCTGCCGCTGCTTCTCGGCGACCTCGAGTGCGGCCTCTTCCTCGGCGGTCTGGACCTCGCGGATGCGCCGTTCCGCGCGCTCCTTCGCGAACTGCTCTCGCTTCGTGAATGCGTCGCGCGCACGGTTGAACGCGGCCTCGTCTCCTCCGGTCGCGCCGAGCGCCTGGATGCGCTCGTCGGCCAGCTGCCGAAGCTCCTCGGCGAGCTCGATCTCAATCGCCTTGCGCTCGTCGCCGGACTCGCGCGCGGCGTCGACCTGCATCTTGACCGACTCGCGGGTGAGCGCCTCTTCGATCTTTGCTGCTTCCGTCAGCGAGTCGATCTTGTACTCATACTCGGCCTCGAGTTCCGCTTGCCTCGCCTTCGCGCGCTCGACGTTGGCCTTATTCATCGCGTCGGTGCGGGCCTCCTCCTCGCGAGCCGCCGCCGTAGCCGCCGCCGCCTCGGCCTTCGTCACCACCGCATTGTCGTTCAGTGCGTTGAGGAGCCCGGTCGCAAGCGAATCGCCGAGTTCCCATCCAAGCTCGAAGAACGCGCCGGCGACCGGGAGACCCGCGGCGAAGTCGTAGAGCGACTGACCGATCGTCTTCTCGCCCTTGAGTCCGGCCGTGAAGCTGCGAACGAGCCCGTCGATCGCTCCGATGCCGATCAGCCGTCCGAACAGACCGCCGATCTTCTCGTTGCCGAACTCGCGCTCGAAGATCGTCTTCGACGTCTTCGCGGTCTTCTCGACCTCCTTGACGACCTTTGGAAGCGCCCTCTCAGCGGCCCTCGGAATCTGCTCCGCGGTCTTGACGATGTCGTCCTTGACCTTGCCGAGACCGTCGCCGATCCGGCTCGTCATGCTCTTAGAGACGACGTCGCCCACGCGCTTCGCCTCGGCCTCCGCGGCCTGCTGGAGCTTGCTCATCTGCGCGAGGAAAGCAGAGAAGTCGCCCTGCACTGCGACCGTCAGCGTGCCGGCGTTCATCGCAGGGTCTCCACGTAGCGCCTATGCCAGGGCTTCGACTCGTCGTCGGACGAGCGCGTGATCGCCTCGCAGGCAGCGTCGAACTCCGCGCACGTCAGGTCGAGCGGGTTGCCGAGGCCGGGTAGGTGTCGCGCTATGTGCATCGCGTCCTCGACGAAGTCGCGCGGCACGGGCGGGCCTCCCGGCCCTACTCGTTTCCCTGCG